GCACAGCTAAGAAATTAGCAGGCGGATTAGGTTTAGCCTTTGGTGCTCGCGCTGTTGCGATGTATGGCAAAAATGCGGTTAATGCTTTTGCAGCAGATGATAAAGCAGCAAAGACTCTTGCTAAGACCTTAGATAATTTAGGATCAGGCTTTGCCAATCCTGCTGTTGCAGATTTCATCGCTAAACTTGAAAAGACTACAGGCGTTCTCGATGATCAACTTCGCCCTGCTTATCAAAAGCTATTTACTACTACTGGAGACTGGAAAAAGTCTCAGGATTTACTAAAAAATGCTTTAGATTTATCAGCCCAATCAGGCATCGATGTTGTATCTGTTTCAGATGATCTTGCTCGCGCTTATGCAGGAAATACAAAAGGATTACAGAAGTATGGCTTGGGCTTTACTAAGACCGAATTGGCTGCTGCTGACTTCGATACCATCCTTCAGCGCATTGCAGATGTAAGTGCTGGTCAGGCTCAAGTTGCAGCAGATTCATTATCTGGATCTATTGACAAGCTTCAGGTTGCATCTGCCAATGCTGCTGAGACCATCGGAAAAGGTCTGTCACAGGCTTTCATAGAGTTATCTGGTCAAAATGGTATTGGTGCTACTACAGATGCAATCGGGTTCTTCGCTAGCGGAATCAGCGATGCAATCATTGGCACAGAGCGTCTTATCAAGCTTGTAGGAATCTTCGCCACAGGTGGTGGTCTGAAGGGCATGACTGACTTTATTAAAGAATACAAAAAAGCGGACATGTTATCCCGCCAGCAATATGGCGGAATCTATGCGCAAAAGTACATTGCAGAGGCTCAAGCAGCAGCAGATAAATTGGCAAAGAAGCGCGCTCTTGAGTTGCTTGCTATCAAGAACAAGGCACTCGCAGCTGAAAGAGCTGCACTGAAAGCCAAGCAATTACAAGCAGCAATCGACAAGGCTAATCTTGCTCTCAATAAAGGTCAAGAAATCTTTGACATGGACAAGATTGAGATTGCCGCAGCTTTAACATCTCAGGCTGAGCAATTAGGTAAAGCGACAACTGGAGCGCAGATTCTTCAGATTGCTAACGATACTGCTCGCCTGAAGGTTAAGCAAGATATTTTAGATTTAGAAGATGCAATTGCCGCCAAAGATCAGGCAGCCATTGAAGCGGCTACAAAGAAGCTCAATGCAGACATGGCCATATTAGGGTCGCTTCAAGGTCAAAGCATTAAACTGCTAGACATCAAATCTATTTTAGAGACATTAAAACCTAAAGACTTAATCAACTTGGACAATCTCAATGAGGCTTTACGTTTATTGGGTCTTATCAACCTTGCTTCTACTGGATCTAAAACAACTCCAGCGGGCTATTCCGCGGGTACTGGAGCAGCAGCGAACCAATATCCTAACAATGTTGGCAATGGACTTTATGGCATGCAAACAGCTTCATCTATAGCATCAACTAATCTGAGCAATGAATTGCTTGGTGGTGTCGTTTCTGTTATTGGATCAAACCTCAAGGAATACACAGCATCATCTACAAACATGTATTCAGGATTTAGCCCTAGCGGTCGCGAATATAACTTTACGATAAATGTTGGAGCGGTTGCTTCGCCAGATGAGTTCACTAATGTTATTCAGGATGCAATTATCAAGATCAACCGACAAGGTGGATCTCTAACTCAAGCTGGGGCATTGTGACCAGACCAGTTCTCAATGTAACTATTGACTTCTCTACAGGGGCTAGTTTTGGCTATCCCTTTATCTTGGATGAGTCAGTACTAGGTGGAGCAGATGTCCTATCTGATTCTCCTAAGAGCCTTGTTGTCGATGTATCTAATCTCCTAGATAGCATCCAGACTAATCGAGGCCGTAACCTTTCATCTGAGCAATTTCAGACTGGCACAGCCTCAGTACGCATTCTGGATCAGAATGGTAATTTTAACCCTCAAAACCCAGCAAGCCCTTATTACAACTACTTGAACCCAATGCGCAAGATGACTATCAGCGCGACTTATCTAGGTGTTAATTACCCTATCTTTGCTGGGTATATTACTGGGTATAATACGACCACTCCTAAGTTCGATGGCGATATCGTCTATACAACTGTTACAGCAGTTGATGGCTTCCGTCTTTTCCAAAACGCTCAATTCTTTGGAGTAACTGGAGCCGTTGCAGGGGAAACTACAGGCACTCGTATTGGCAAGATCCTAGACACTATTGGATGGCCTTCTGCGCTGCGTGACATAGATACTGGACTAACTACATGCCAAGCAGACCCAGCGACCCAGAGAACGGCTCTGGCGGCCTTACAGACAGTTGCTACGACCGAGTATGGCGCGATCTATATGGATACTCAGGGGCGAGTTGCTTTCCAAGATCGTACAGTCACAGTTAGCTCTGTTGCTGGCACTCCTACAGTCTTCGCTGACAATGGCACAGGCTTAAAGTATTTCGATGTCAAGTGGGTTTTTGATGACACTCAGATCTACAACCTAGCCACAATTACCCGACAGGGTGGCACAGTCCAGACGGCTTCAGACTCAGCTTCTATCACCAAGTTTTTTACTCACAGCTATAACCAGTCAGGCCTGCTCATGGAATCGGATACAGAAGCCTTGAACTATGCACAGGCTTTCGTGGCGTCTCGTAAGGACACTACAGTTCGCGTTGATGAACTCACCCTAGATCTTCAGCAGGATAACTATGCAACTGGCACAGTCGCAGCTCTTACTATGGATTTCTTCTCGCCTGTGACTGTGACTACTACCCAGCCTAATAATACAACTCTTTCCAAGACCGAGCAGGTTTTCAATGTATCTCACTCGATCACACCGAGCTCATGGAAAGTCAGATTCGGCACAGCTGAACCAGTCATTGACGGGTTCATCTTAGATTCGACATTATACGGTATTCTAGACACTAGCGTTTTAAGTTACTAAGGAGCATCATGGCTAACGGATTCCCATTTACAACTGGAGCGGTTCTATCTGCTACTAACATGAACGGCCTCACAGCCTTCACAGTAGGCTCAGATCAGACAGCCGATTACACAGCCGTCCTTGCTGACCAGTATCAGGCTCTTATCCCAATGAATAAGGCAACAGCAGTTGCTTTCAAGATTCCTACTAATGCCTCTGTGGCTTACCCAGTCGGTACAGTCCTTACTGTGCTTAATAAGGGTGTTGGACTTTGTACAATTTCAGCTGTAACTAGCGGTACTACTACGATCCTGAGTGCTGGTGCTGTACCTGCCTCTCCAACACTTGCTCAATACAAGACAGCAGCTTGTATAAAGACTGCTACTGATACTTGGTACGTGGTGGGCGCAATTGCTTAATTCAATCGTCGGCATCTTAAATGGTGGTGGTGCAGGTGGTGGTGGCTCTTCTTTTGAGTCCATCGCTACCTTGACGGCTGCGGGTGGCGAAAGTTATTTGTCTTTCACATCTATACCGAGCACTTATGCATCGATACAGCTTAGAGGTATTGGTCGATTTTCAACTGCGACGACTTCAAATTATGTAACAATCAAATTAAATAATGACACAGCGGCTAATTATGTGCGCCACAGACTTTATGGAGATGGTACTAGCGCAGTAGCTCAGGGAGCAACAGCGGCAACATACATGCCAATCGGTCGTGTGGCTGGAGCATCTGCTACTGCATCAGTTTTTGGTGCTGCAATTTGTGACATTCATGATTATGCAAGTACAACCAATAATAAAACAATTAGAGCATTTGGTGGTAATGATGGTGCTGCTGCGGATACTTCCTACCAAGTTCAATTAGCATCAGGACTTTGGTTAAGCACAGCGGCAGTTAATCGAGTGGATGTTTATCCAGATTCAGGCACTTGGTCTGCTGGATCAACATTTGCACTTTACGGAGTTAAGGGGTCATAAATGGCATCAACATACGAGCCAATCGCTACTACTACTGTGGCTGTAGCAGCTGCGACAATTACATTTTCTGGTATTGCATCCTCTTGGACTGACTTAAGGGTAGTATTAGTGGCAACTTCTAGTAGTGCTTTAGCAGGACCAAGAATACAATTCAATTCGGATACTGCTACAAATTATTCTTATACAAATCTAAAAGGTGATGGCACATCAGCAACTTCCAATAGAAGCACGAGTAATAATTATTTACAAGCGCAGGGAATTAACTTGACCACAACCCCGTCATTATTAAGTTATGACATTTTTTCCTATACGGGTTCTACTTTCAAAACAGTCTTGACATCCTCTTCACAAGATTACAATGGAAGCGGAACAGTCCAAAATCAAGTAGGTTTATGGCGTTCTACTTCAGCAATCACAAGTATAACTTTTAGTGGTGCTGGTCTTTTTGTTTTTGATGCTGGCACTACCGCAACTCTTTATGGAATTAAGGCGGCATAATGGCTACCACATACACACTTATCTCATCCAATGTCCTTGGCAGTTCTGCTGCATCTGTTACATTTTCTTCTATCCCTAGCACTTATACAGATTTGGTGTTGAGGATGAGCGCAAGAGGTACTTGGGGTGGTGCTACGGGTATTTACACCGAGTTTAATTTTAATAGTGATACTTCTTCAATACACAGTTGGACAATGCTTACTGGCTATGGTTCAGGTGGTGTCGTATCAGCGCGATACACAGCACAAAACTTTATTGCGCCCAATGTTTTTAACGGTGCTGGCTCTACATCAAATACTTTTACAAACATTGAAATGTATGTGCCGAATTATGCTGGCAATAAAAACAAAGTAGCAAGCATTTTTGGTGTCGATGAAAACAACAATACAGCCGCAGAAATTGGTGTCGTTGCTGGACTTTATTCATCAACAACAGCAATAACAAGCATTGCTATTAGACCAGATTCAGGCGCAGGGTCTTTCGTCTCAGGTTCATCTTTCTATCTATACGGCATCAAGAACTCATAAGGAGCAACAATGACAACAGCAATCGAAATCAACTGCGAAACAGGCGAGGTCATCGAGCGTCCATTGACAGCCGATGAAATCGCAGCCAATGAAGCAGCAGCAGCACAGGCAGAAACAGACCGCCTAGTGCGTGAAGCAGAGGCAGCGGCTAAGGCTGAGGCTAAGCAGGCACTACTAGATAAGCTCGGCATTTCAGCAGAAGAAGCAGCACTTTTACTTGGATGAAGTTTCAACTAAGCAAAGCGGCGATCCAACTTAGGAATCAAGTCGATGATACCTACCCAAGTCGTGACCGCACATCGGATGGCTGGATCGGTGATACCCGACACGCAGCTCGCGTTAGCGATCATAATCCCGATGCTAATGGCTGGGTTCGTGCCATCGACCTCGATCGTGATCTCTGTGGTCGGGCTAAACCAGACCTCATGCCAGATCTTGCAGATCAGATTCGAATCCTATGCAAGTCTAAAAAGGAAAAGCGCGTTGCCTACATTATCTTTGATGGTCGTATCGCCTCATCTAAGAAGCGTTGGGAATGGCGAGAATACACAGGGGCTAACAAGCACAACCACCACATGCATGTCAGCTTTACGAAAGAGGCTGACTTACTGGGTGAGTTTTTTCAAATACCTATGTTAGGCGGAGAATAATGAAGAACATGAAGAACCCTGCATACCTAGCCGCTGGAGCATTCCTTGCTGCTTGGGCATCATCTAACTTCGAGGCAGACTATCGCGCAATCTTATGGGCTGTACTGTCTGGAGTATTCGGATACGCGAGCCCTAAAAAGTGACACAACAAGACTTCTTCACTCTCTACATAGCAACCATCGGCATCATCGGTGGCTTGGCTGGCTATGTCATTACACATCTGCTATCTGAGATCAAGCGACTCAATCAGCGTGTCGATGAGATCTATAACATCTTA